AAGCTTATGCTAAAACAGAAGGATCATCACCATGGAAATTACCAACATTCTATATAGATGAGAATGGAAAGCAGCGCTGGAAACAGTAAAAAGATGCCCCTTACTCCAAAAGAGTAGGGGGCTATTTTCATTTCATGATTCATTCCATGACGGGAATGTGTAGAGCCAGCAAACACGCATAAATAGGCATTTCATATTCGTGTTTAAACACTGCTTAATATTATTGAAACACTGATAAACACTGGATTTGAGCTGTTTTTAAAACGGGTTCGACTCCCGCCTAATCCATTCTTGAAAGCCACATAAACAGTGGATTTCAGATTTTTGTTACATGTTTTGTTTCATGTTTTCGAAGTAATTGTTCATTTTGTTGGCATAGCCTTCATCTATTGACATGATGCTTTTCTTGTAATGGTCGCGCATGGCCTGAGAGCCTTCGCGCCAGCCGCCCAGATGGGCCAATGTAGTTTCACTCATACCCATAGCAACAGAAATGCTAGCAAAGTAGACTCTGAGATCATGGAAGCGTATCTCAATGCCTACTTTTTTCTTTAGGTTGTAAAAGTTGGTTCCTATGCTGCCGGGTGTCAGATCAACTATATAATCATCCGGATCACCTTTTCCAATCAATTCCACTTCAGATTCAGATAAAAAAATTGTCCTATTAGAAACTTCCGTTTTCGGTATCTCTTTATGGACCCATGATTTACCATCTGCAGATTTAACTACATCAGAGTGTATATAAAGGGTATTCCCTTTTAAGTCACCATACTTAAGGCCGGCAATTTCTCCGCGTCTTAAACTGTGAAACGCAGCCAGAGAGATTGCAATTTTCATCTTATGGTTTGCATTGTTATAGAGTGCCGCGATTTGTTCGTTTTCTGGGGCAAATTTACGCCTTTTAGGGTTGGATGGTAAATGTATCATGAAGTTTTTATCAACGCCTGAAAAGGTCAATACAGTGCGTAATAAGCCATATGTATTTTTGACTGTTTTAGGGGAAAGGCCCTGATCTACCAGATATGAAATATAAGACTGTAAATCTTTGGAAGTAAGTTTTCTGATCTTCAGATGGTTGATTGTCTCAAAACGTTTAGAGTCTTTGGTATATCCATAGATGGTAGAAGGGGAGAGTACGCTTTTATTAGCTTCCAGATAGTTTGTTACGGCTTGTTCTATTGTGATATCTTCTGTGCGCCTTCTGTCAGTATCAGCCTTAAATTTAGCCGCCATAACTTCAACTTCTCTTTTGCTGGAAGCTGTAAATGATTCATATATTTGTTTTCCGGAAGGGTCCTTATGAGAATAAACTCTAATGTTCCATGATCCGGAAGGTAGTTTTCTTGCCTTCATAATCTATACCCAGAATAAATACATAATGTTGCTATAATCACACAAGTGATAAAGCATAGAATAAATGCAATCTTTCCGTACTTCTTACATAGGCCATCTAATGCGGCAAAAAGAACAAAAGAAATCACAGCTCCTATAATTATCCATAAAATAGAATGTAGGATAGCAAATAGTAAAGTTTGCTGACTGGTATATTGGATCGCAAACAACATGCCAAAAATAAAGCCGCAACAACATACTTTAACGGCATATTCAGCCTTGTCACTCATAGGCGGCCTCCTTCCCTATTGGTTGTCCTTTCGCTCTACAAGGGCAAGTCAACAACTGATTTAACAACATAGAATTAGAATCCATAAGCTGATCTATGCGCTTGTCCTTAAGTGATATCTGTTCCCGGCAGAAGGCAATTCTTCTTTCAAAGTTGTTACGTTCTCTATCTAACTTTTCATGGTGTTTCAGTTTTTCTTTTATTAGCTCGTTGGATAGGTCTTCGTTTTTCTTTTCAAGGTCCTCAATAAGCTGGATTTTGTATTTCAGAAGTGACTTCATGGCTTGTACGTCCATGTCGTCAGTCTCTTCAATGGTTTCAATGTCTAACAGTGCTTTTGCAACAGGGCGGATTGTCTCTTCATACTTAAACGAACAGTTTTCGGAACCTTCAGCGAACAGCCTTGAAAGAGTTGATTTTGATAGAAAATCTCCTTGTTTTTCCATCAATTCAAGGATATCTCCATAAGACAATTCTTTTTCTTCCCGGACCTCTTTTAGTTTCAGTATGATTTCTTTGGTGTTCGTCATGTGTTCTACCTCTTGAACAGTGTTCCGATATTTGGAACTTTTGTTGATGGTTTTTCAGTGCTACTATGTCCCATGAAGGGAGCGCAGTTATGAATGTTGAAGAGTTTACTGAAGCTATACTTAATGCAGATGAAGAGACAATGAAAACTATTTATCAGCTTTTAGAAGTAGATCCACTGCCTTTCGAATTTCCGGACTTGCATTTTCGTAATACTCATAAAGTTTCTTAGCACGTTCGACTTGCGCTTCCTCCCTATCCCTCAAATTTGTAATAAAATTCTGGGCTTCTTCTGTCCAGCCCATCAAATAATTTGGTGTTGTCTCTAAGGCTATAGCCATCACTTCTACTTTTTTAAGTGGCAAATCCCTGGATAATTCAATTTTATTAATAGACGATCTGGACTTATATCCCACGCGCTTTGCTAATTCATCCTGAGAAAGATGTAATTCCAGCCTTCTTTGCTTAATTCGTTCACCTATAGTCATGGTCTTTCTTCCTTATTATTTATGTGTCCATAATAACATTTTGTTGAAAATAAATCTACAAAAAATACAAAATAGCTGTTGACATATTTTCTACAAAGGGCTATCATAAAACCATGGTGTAGAAAAGATGCCTACAAGATTTTGTTGGAATGGGAGAATAACAGATGATTGATACACAATATCTTGAAGAGAAGATCGCGGCTTCAGGTAAAACAAAGACGCATCTTGCTTCTAAAATGGGGATGTCTATACAGTCATTTCGACTGAAGGCCACGAACAAATATGATTTTACAACTACTCAGGTAGATATCCTTTGTGATGAGCTTGGGATAACTAAGCTGTCAGAGAAGGAAAGGATTTTTTTTGCAAAGAAAGTAGACAATATGCCTACATGAGGTACAAAACATGGCTAAAACAAAAAATCCAATCAAATTGCTGTTCAAACAGTACATGTTACCCATTGGCCTTGAAAACTTCACGGAGCTGGCAAAGGAAACCGGCATAGATTACCAAACATTGCTGGACCACATAGCAAGGCCGGAGCTGTTCAGACAATGGGAGATAAGAACATTAGATGAGTTACTTCACTTCTCGGATGAAGACTTACTAAAACTTATAAGGGGATAAGGGGATATGAAAAAAGTAATAATGGGGGTAATTCTTGGGGCGTCAATTCTATGTACGCCTATCACAGCTAAGGCAAACGCCTTGTCTTATGTTCCACCTTGCGAAGTGGACGGAATACCCAGTGAAATAGCAAGTTACGCGGAGATTATAGGGCATGAATTTAATATCTGCCCGGAGCTGTTGGAGGCTATGGCCTTCTATGAAAGCTCATATGATCCGGAAGTAACAAACGGAAATTGCAAAGGCTTAATGCAAGTAAATCCTACAATACACCGCCTCAGATTTGAGGAAGCCGGATGGACTACAGCAGATTGGGACAATGCATACAAGAACATGTATGTGGCCGCTGATTACTTGGCTGAACTGTTTGAGGAATACGAGGATGTAGGGATAGTGCTTGGAGTATATCACGGAGAATCTAACGCGGTAGAAAAGGGCAAGACCGGGAATTTAAGTGCATACACCCGGAAGATATTACAAAGGTCGGAAGAGCTTGAAAGGTCTCATTCGAAATAGAAAAAGACCTTGCTGCAACAAGGTCTAAGGGTTGAGTTGAGTCTTCGTTAGTCGCTCTTCTCACCCTCAATTATACCAATTTAAGGAGGGAAAAACAATGGAAGACAAGAGATTTAAAGCAGCATTAGAACTACTGAGGTACAAGGCAGAGAAGCAGATGTGCGAAGGTAAGACAACTTGCACTCTGAACGAAGACGACGTTAAGGAAGTACTCTTCGTTGCTGGAATGGCATTACAGAGAGAAGTGGAGGTTATGTGATATGGGCGGAATTGCAGTATTAGTTGAAGGGCGCACAGGATCAGGGAAAAGCTCATCAATGGAAACAATGCTTCCTGAAGAGGTAGGCATTTTTGAAGTAGAAAAGCAGCATCTACCATTCAGGGCAAAAGATTATAAAGTGGCGAAAAACGCTACTTACACCACTATAGCATCAGCTTTTAAGGACCCACAATTAAAGGCTTATGTAATAGATGATAGCCAGTATTTAATGGTTAACGAGTTGTTTGATAGGGCGAAGGAAACAGGATATCAGAAGTTTACAGATATAGCGTTACACTTCAGAAACCTTATTCATTATGTAAATACTCAGCTTCCGGATGATGTGATTGTTTACTTTATGCATCACACAGAGACAGACAGCAACACCGGAGAGATCAAGGCAAAGACTGTTGGAAAAATGCTGGACAACATGCTTACTGTTGAAGGCTGTTTCGACATAGTACTGTACGCAACCATTAACGATAAGAAGGAACATGTATTTGTTACTCAGTCTGACGGATATACAACGGCCAAGACACCTAAAGGAATGTTTGACACTTTAGAGATACCAAATGACCTGAAGTTAGTTGATACAGCAATCAGGGAGTATTACGGACTATGAAGAAGTTAAGTGAAGAAGAGTGCAGAGTTATCAATACATACTTTGAATACCTGGACCATCTGAACAACACAAAGATCATTCAGAACACACATTTCCTGGATGATTATAGGGCTGAAATGGTAAATATGTACGTTGCGGCTTGTCTGACTATCAAAAAGGCGGATAAGCCCGTAACGGAACATCCATTTGAATAATAAATCACTTTAAGGAGGGATAGACAATGAAAGCATTTAACGGATTTACTGAAGCACAGGAGGCGGCTAAACGATCAGGAGGCGCCAAACTTCCAAAGGGCGCTTATGTTTGTGAGATTTTAGGAGTCAAGATCGAGACAGGGCAGAACGGCAACTCTGACAGGATGCATATTCAGTTTGAGATTGCAGAAGGCGAGTACAAGGACTTTTTCAAGAAGCAGTACGAAGACAACACCAGCGAAGACAAGAAGTACAAAGGGAAAGTAGCTATCTGGCTTCCAAAGGATGATGGATCAGAGAAGGACTCATGGACAAAGAACAATTTTGCAAAGTGGCCTAACGCGCTGGAAGAGTCTAACGAAGGTTACAAGTGGGACTGGGACGAAACCAAGTGGAAAGGTAAGAAGCTGGGAATTGTATTCGGTGAGACTGGAACTGTTATTGAAGGTAAGGAAGTTGTCTATGTGGAGCCAAGATATCCGGCATCTGTTGAGGCGGTAAGGACCGGTAAAGCTGGGGAAGCTAAATTTAAGGCTAAAAATGGCTATGGGGAACAGAAGACAACAACAGATTTTATGAGTATTCCTGACGGAATAGAGGAAGAATTACCATTCAAATAATTGGGGGATCAACAAGTGGAAGCTCACGAAGAAAATAACATGCTTGAATCTATGGTAGTTTTGATCGACACCAGAGAACAACCTACAGACAGGGCAAAAAAGAGATATGACTCATTAGAAGCACCATATGAACGTAGAACATTGTCCTATGGAGATTATACCTACAACGCACAATTACCTGATGGAACATGGCTGTTTGATGATAAAGAGACTGTTTCAGGATATGCAATCGTTGAAAGGAAAATGCATCTTGACGAGCTGGCTAATTGTTTTACTCATTCCAGAGATAGATTTGAGCGTGAATTTCAAAGGGCTAAAGATCATAACGCAAGGATTTTTCTGTTAGTAGAAAATGCGACATGGGAAAATCTTTTAGCCGGCAGATACAGAAGTCAATTTAATGAAAAAGCTTTTCTGGCTTCATTGTGTGCCTGGCTAGTGCGTTATGATTTACAACTTGTTTTCTGTAAAGAAGAGTCTTCCGGAAAGATCATTAAAGAGCTTTTATACAGAGACCTTAAAGAGAGGATCACAAGAGGCGAGTTTGATGAGAATAGAAGACATAAAGGCTAATTATTCTATGCGAGATATCCTTGCTAGATGTGGGCTGGAAACAAAAAAAGGCTTCTGCAGTTGTCCTTTTCACAAGGGAGACCATACGCCATCCATGAAGGTATATGACAACGGATTTTATTGTTTTGCATGTAATAAGGGCGGCGATCAGATTGCCTTTGTAAGAATGTTCCACAATCTTTCATTTAAAGAAGCTTGTGAATGGATTTCCGGTGAAACACTAACAAGGGAGACAAGAACACAAATAGCAATAGCCAGTATAAAGCGTAAAGAACGAGAAAAAGCTAAGAAGAGGTTAAAAGAAGAATTAAAAGCAGTCAATAAAGAGTTTACGGGACTGTGGCATACATACTTCAATGCACCACCTTTTAGTGATGATTGGACCAACGCTTACAACAAATGGCAGCTACTTTGTTACCAACAAGAAGAGCTAATAAATGAGTTGGGGGAATTATGACAGAAACAGAAATCATGGCTTATAGCCAAGACCAATTATTTGACAGGGACAATATACTGAAGGTTTTTGAAGAAGAATCGGAAGTAGATAGATTTTTCCTCCTGGATGCTTTTGTTACTAAAAGTGAAGAGTTTAAGTGCAAGCAAAAAATGAAGGCCCTTATTAGTGCCACTAAGAAGGAGATTGACAAGGCTTCAAGAGCGCAGAAGCGCGACTCAAACAATGTTACTGATTTTGGACATATAAATGGTGAGCTGAATTGTGGAAGCTGGATCGCTGACGGAACCGGGATCAGGATATTAACACTGTTTGGTGAAAAGCTGGCTTGTTATCATCCAATTCTTCCTATAGAAAGGCTGTTTAATCTGGAAACCAAAACAGAGAAGATAACACTTGCCTATGAACGGGATCACCAATGGAAGGAAATAACAGTTGATAAGGGACTTATTGCCAGTGCTTCAAAAATAGTGAGGCTTGCTGATTTTGGAATAGCTGTTACAAGTGAGTCGGCTAAAGACCTTGTTAAATATCTTTCAGATGTGGAAAACCTAAATAACATACCGCTTAAGTTATCTACAAGTAAGTTTGGATGGCATAAAGAAGACCTTATACCATTTGACAAAAGTGTTGTTTTTGATGATGAATCCAGGTTTAAAGAGCTGGCAGACTCATTGAAGGAAAGCGGAAGTTTTGATATATGGCTTGATCTTTGTAAGAAGGTAAGAGCGAACAAGGTACACTACGAACCGCAAGTTTATATGGCTGCTTCATTTGCCAGTATTCTTGTAAGCAAACTGAACATGCTGCCGTTTATCGTTAATTTGTGGGGCAGTACCGGCAAAGGAAAGACTGTAGCACTTATGATGGCGGCGTCAATATGGGCTAATCCAGCAGAGAACAAATATATCACAGACTCTTACGCGACACAAAATGCTTTTGAAATCAGGCTTGATATTCTGAACCATTTACCACTTTTGATGGATGATCTATCGAAAGTAAGGGATAAGCTAAACGACAACTTTACCGATTTAATTTACCTTCTTTGTTCCGGAAAAGGAAAGGACCGATCAAATGTTGATTTAGGACTGAACAAGGTTAAGACCTGGCAAAACACAATTTTATCCAACATGGAAAGGCCACTTGCTACTGAGACTATGAAGGGCGGGGCTATCAACAGAATTTTGGACTTTGAAATGCAAGATGGTTACATCTTTGAGAATGGTAATGCAGTTGTAGAGATATTAAAAGACAACTACGGCTTTGCCGGGATCATGTTTGCGGATTTTGTTAGAGATTTAGGCGTTGAGTACATATCCAAAATGCGGAGAGAGTTTGAAGAGCTGA